AAGCGTAAGTTCTTTGAGCGGGCATTGTCATTCAACAAACCATTTGCGTTGATTATGACTAACACTTGGTTGAATGATTCTGCACCAAAGCAGTTGTTCAAAGATAAGGATCTGCAATTGTTGATGTTTGACAAGCGAATGAAGTTTCATAGTCCTGATGGTAGATCGAATGATAAGATCACGTTTAGTAGTTCATACTATTGCTGGGACTTTCTACCAAAACAAATTATAATGGAGGAGTTGAATGTGCCAAAGAGCAAACTGGCACAGAAGACACGGAGTGAGGCAGTATTGCCTGTATGATTACTTCAGTTCAACCAAAAGCAATGAACGACCTTCTGACTGAAATCCAAGACACTCCTGGTGAGATCTTTGACATTCCTGAAATGCAAGATCTTTACAATGAGAAAAAGTTTGATCTTGAAGAGTATCTAAACTCTGATTACGACTACTAATTCCATTCATCATTTCATTTCACTCTATTTTCAGTTATGAACTCAAAGCAACTTGACCAACTCAAATTTAAATATGCTGAGATGATTGTTGAGGGTATGGATATGACCTCTCTTGAGCAATTTGCTATAGAGATGATTGAGGAGAATATGAAAAATTGGACTGTAAATGATGTAAAGAGTGAGATTATGGATTTTTATGGTGAAGAAACTTGGATGGATATGATGCCCGAATCACCACAACAATCGACAGAAATTGGTGAATTGGAAGCAACTGCCCCTGATTATGGAGTTGGTAAGTAATGGCATTTTTCAATCTTAATGGTAAAAAGCGTTACATTCCCAAAAATAATTGGAATCGTGGCACCTATCGCGAATTAAAAGCAATTTTTAATGAATTGCCTGAGCATTATCTTGATCAAACTGCTACAATTCAGATGACAGAATCCGATGAGTTTATCTCTGTCGGTTCTATCGGTTGGACTGGTGAAGCATCCACACTGGATGAAGATCACCTTTATCTCACTATTCGCGCCTAATATGCAAAACACCCATCTGCAACATCCTGAAGATTCTATTCTAATGGGTGATCTGAGTGTACTTGATTGGTTCACTCAACCTGCAAATGTTTCTGTGAAAATTGATGGTGCTCCTGCAATTGTATGGGGTGGAGATCCTGCAACTGAAACATTTTTTGTAGGTACAAAAGCAGTCTTCAACAAAAAGAAACTACGAATTGCACACTCTCACGATGAGATTGATCTACATTATGAGGGTGAAGTAGCAGACATTCTTCATGCTTGTTTTGATTGTCTGCCACGAACTGATTGTATCTTTCAGGGTGACTTTATTGGATTTGGTGGTGATGACATTTACACACCCAATTCAATCACTTATGTTTTCCCTGATCTTGTAATTCAGAGTATTATTGTTGCTCCACATACAGTTTATGTTGCTAAGAGTGATCTTCGTGATGCTGTAGGATCTTGTATGGTTCTTATGCCTAAGAGCACTAAAGATGTACTGTTTGTTAAACCTGACGGATGGGAAGATGAAAGTGATTATATTGATAAGGTAAACTTTGCACGTCAAATGGCAACAACTGTAGAGTTTTCTAAAACTAAAACAGAGGTACGAAAGATTGAGAAGGTTCTGAATACTTTCATTAAAGTTGGTGCTGTGCTTGATCCAGAGGCATTGGCAGACGTTGCCGAGTGTGATGTAAACTTAATGCGTTTATGGACCCTTGTACGGTCATTTACGGACAATAGATTGACATTCTGCGCTACATCTGGTGGTCCACTTGCATACTTAGGTAAGAGATTCATTGGTGCAGAAGGATATGTGCTGACAAATAAACATGGCACATATAAACTTATAAAACGAAACTTATTCTCCAGATACAATTTCAAATATGGGAGGTTCTCTGTGCCAAACAAATAACTGGCACATCATGGCCGCGACAAGCGGTAGTTTACCCTTATACTAACATTGTTCAAGAGGCATCATGACTGACAAAGACCGCACCACAATGATCGAGGAACAGTGTGAGCACATTATCACATTGTGTCAGAGTTATGTGGAAGCTGACCAACTGGAAGATGTTGGCAACATTCGAGCACTGTATGAAGAATATGGTGAGTGGTTGGATACCTACAATGGAATGCCAAACTCTGATGAAGAATATACTACTGCATGGATGCAAAACTGGTGTACCAATTGAGCAAGTGTCCACTTGGTCGCGACAAGCACTAAATCTGCTCTATTATTAGATCAGTTCAAACAAAGGCAATGCAAGTCACCAGCAAGCGCCACTCCATGGTTGTTGAGTTTCGTCCTCACACTATCCTGACTGATAAGTTTGTCTACACTTTGAAGTTCAAGGGTGGAGCACAATCTATGCGTCTTATGTCGCGTAAGGAGATGAATGAGACCATCAACGCCCGTTTGGATCTGCATGGTTACATCGTGACAGACTTCCTCACAGAACCTCAGCAGTATATGCCTGCCTGCTGCTGAACCAGTTTATGGGGTGGCACACCACCACCCTAATCTTCTTATCTGGTCCCTTAGACTAATTTCAGTTCAAACAAATCGATGAACATCACTACTACAACCACTGCTGATTGGGTTGATTTTTGGGAGAATGGTATGATTACTAATGTTGAGATGAATCAAGACCAGATCACTACAATGCTCTCTGTATCTGAACAAATTCAGGAACAAATTGAGGTTGCTGGTGAACTGTGGGAGTTGTCTGACTTTGAAGTTAATGCTCTTTGTAGTATTGTTGCTGACGCATTTGCAGATAACGGTATTACAATGGAGGCATTAATCTGATGCAAACTACCACTGCCACCTACAAAATTGACGTTACAACTGAGACAGGAGATGTTCTTACTTACATGAGAACAATGCCTACCAGACCTAAAACAACTCATGGGAGGATTGCACAAATTAATAAAGTGGAAAAGTGGATAATGAAAGTTACATATAAACCTACCAAAATTAATATTCAACTTCAAAAATAAATTACACTCTTTATCTCATTTAATCTTTAAATCTAATGTTTACTTACAACACAATTAAAGGTGAACTCTGTCAAATTGAATGTTGGGCAGATGAAGATCGTGAAGAAAGATATGAGGATGGTGGTAAAGATTTAATTTGGATTGATAGGCACCACAGCAATGAATATGGTGACATTGAGAACTACATCAGTCAAAAGTTTGCTGATGTAAGTGATACTGTTTTCATTGATGTTCGTGCTCTTCGTTCTACAACAGTGACACGATATGAGCAGAAAGATGAATATTTCGATTTATTTCCTGATAATATTGCAATTGATGAATTAGGTGATGATTGTTTAGGTGGGAGTGAATATATCTGGGAAAATAATAAACTTAAAGCATGGGTGTGACAGTTTAGGAAGTGGCACGACCTTAGTTGTGCTGCTCCCCTTTTCATGTATTATTAAAGGGTCAAAGCAAGGCACCCCATGACAGTCACAGCAGTCAAGCACTCTCACTACAAGATCGTGGTCAAGCCTCTCGCGTCACCACAGCACCCTATCACATACTTCCGCAAGTGTGGCAAGTGTACGACTCACAAGGGCATGGAGAGGCAGTTTGAGCGTATGGTGCAAGAGGCATGTGATGCTTGGAGAAACTATGAGATCAAGAGTTTCGTAGTCTCCCGTGTGCCAGCAGAGGAAGTGCCACATAACTGATCTATAGGGCACTCAATGCCCTATACTTAATTCAACAGCAATCAACTTCTCATCATGCTAACTGATTTCCCAATCTACAAGAAACAACTCCCACAAGTCTGGATGGAGGATGGTAAGTTTATCATCGAATCAGACTCGTTCCGATATGTGATTGAAGATGACTTGAAACTGTTGTTTAAGTTATGCAGAAGATTTAAGTCTGATGCAATTGCTCAAACCTACTCCATTAACTAAATCATGAACTACACTCTCAAGCAACTTCAAGACCGTGTGAATAGCATGATCAAAGAACAAGGAGAAGATGCAGAATGTGCCGCATGGATTTATACCAAGGAAGATATTCATTTGAAGGATGAAAATGGTGAGTTCGATTATGATGCTCAGGTAGAAAATCCTGCATTGATTAGACGTATCTTTGATGATGTAGGAAACAATGATTACATCTATCAGGTCATTCAAGAGAGTGTGGATGAGGTTACAGAGGAGCAATTCATGTCATATCAGCAGGAGTTAGTATGATGACACCACAACGTGAGATGCACATTGGTGAACTTGACAAGAGTATTGTTGCTTTATCAAAGCGTAAATTAAAACTATTACAAGAGGTTGAGCAGATCAACTTAGATATTGCTTTTCTTCGCAAACAACAAGAGGATTTAACTGATGTGTGAATTCAACGCAACCAAGGAACAAGTAAATGCTATCATCCAACATCTGGAAGATGCCATTCATGTTTGTTATACTGCACCAGAAAATCCAAAGGATGAAGGTTATCCTTATGCGACAGGATTTGCACGGTCAGCGATGCAAGGAGCAGTACAAGACTTACAGCGATTGATGTGATATAATTATAGTTGTAGTCTTTGGTGGATAAGATGATGTATGAAAAACAAGTCCCACTCAATGTTCATGAAATGGGTGTTATTCTATCTGCATTACAACTGCTATCACGCCAAGATGAAAATCAAATTGCTAAAGAATACGGTAGTGCATCAACACTTCATAATCGTTTAAAAGAAGTGTATGATGTAATGGATCAATCAACCCTTTGTTTAAATTATGACTGTGAACCTTCCTTCTGAAATGAACACTGACGACATTGAAATGTTTATCAAAGCATTTGACGATTTCATGCAACATGCTGAAACTGAGATTGATTCATATGAGAAACGAAAAGAAGCAAAAGATTATACAGATAAGTTCTTTGAACGTAAAGCAGCAGAGCTAGAGGTGACGGTTGATTATTATATGCAGGAGTTTCTGTAGTTGACAAAGTTCTATCAATCAGATAAAATGGTTAAATCCACAAAGCACAAATGAAGTCACTTTACATTGTTGATTACTGGGTACCGTTTCCACAATCTGAGTATGGTGGAGTGGTAAACTTAATTGCAGAATCTGATACTGAAGCATTTGAATTATGTGCTGATGAAGATGGACTAAATCATCCAGGGTATGAAGATCGTATCATGCCGAATATTATGAGAGCACAAAAGTTTGCTTTGGTTGATGAATATGAGTCTTCCATTATTGACGCCTTTACCACCTAAACAAAAATGTCTGAAAAAACGTATCGAATTGAATCACTACAAACAACTGGATGGGAGATTGTTGAACCATTAGGTAAGTATGAGAATTTAACAAGAGAACAAGCAAAAGAATCACTTGACATGTTAATTCAACATGAAGAGTATAATCCTAACTCATTACGTGCAATCCCAGATGGAACCACTGGAGTGTAATCTACCACCTGATTTTATTCATGAACCACCAAAAGGATACAGATACGAAGTCATTCGTAAAACGTCTCATGTACTTTCAATTTGGACTGTATGTGAGTCTGGGTTTAATTACAATGATCATCATGAGTGTTATTGCATCTGGGGATTCTGTAAAACAAAGACAACAGCAAAGAGAGGCAGTTCGTACACTTACTATGCCCCCATCAACTCAAATAAAATAGGAAAGGAAGTATCAATTAACGATACTACTCCCTACTCTGCAATGCAACTTAATTTCAGTAATTCCCTTGAACAACTCTTATTTGCCTAAAGTAGATGATTATGTTATTTGGAAACATAATGGATTAGTTCATCAGGGATGGGTCTATTTTATTGATGATCTTTATATTACGATAGAGACAGGTATTAAACCTAAACCTAATTGTGAGTACACAAAGAATGAAAGACACAAATATATTCACACACTCTTATTATGTTTCCCAAACCAATGGAAAGACTTAGAGTATATTCATACAAGAAAGAATAGGTATGGTAAGACTTTAGAAGATATGGAGACTTACAATCGTTTCAGTGATTCATAAATATCATTTACGAGACGGATCGCGCCCTAAAAAATGAAGACTTATAAGACCTTTGTAGAACAGATTGCACCACTTAAAATCTATTCAAATCCCAGTGGTTTGAACTTAAAGACTGGTAAGGAGAAGATGAATGATATAAGAAGACTTGTCAATCGTCCATCAGTTAATAATGCAACTCAGACAGGTAGGATGGTTTATCCTTTTAGTGCTCCATAAATGAAAGAGTTTCTTCGTGTATGGAAGTATAGTTTGGGATCGTTTTCTGACACCAAAACTGAGAGATATGATAACTGGATAGCAACAATCAGAACGATCATATTCGTCAGTGTATTAGTCACTAACTCTGTCATTGTTGCAGGGGTTATAAGACACTGGAACGCTTCGCGTCCTGAGGTACCAGAGTACCGAGATAGAATACCGAATGTAGCGAATGATACCAAATGTGTAGTAAAATAGATTAAAATAAGGTTTTTAATATGATTATAAATATAAAACTGTTTTTTATCTTCTGAGATACTCTGTGGTTGCTGTGGAGTGTCTTGGGAGTGTCTCTGTAGTAGTTTTATGGTCTTTTATGTGTTATAATGTCTTATAAAGGTCTCAGGGTCTTGTGGGTTTAGCGAGCGTATCATAAGACGGGCGACTTGTCAACCCACCGGGCGGAAAAAATTCACAGAAGGACACAATAATCTCGACGAGTTATGTTATGATAATGACACAATCTCGACTAGATCTTATACATAGATACATGAATCTCGACTAGACACAACATATAGTTGACATCTCGTCGATATATCAGTATAATACACAAAGATCTCGACGAGAATTATGTACGACGACTACGATCTCGACTATACCCATGCACCCGCATATGAATATGATCTCGACGAGAGTTATGAGATGTTAGTACAATCTTATACATCACATCTAGATGATAACCTAGACCTAGATGAAGAGTACACACGCGATACGCAGGATTATGATGCGCTTGCGTATAAGCATTACGCATGATATAATACGTACACACTCACACCACACACGCCATGTATGCCACTAAGCGAACTGTCCGCGTGACACTTGACATAGAGTGTTATGATGACTTAGACTTACAATCCTATGATTGGAATGAAGTCTTAGGTCTGGAAGGTGATGAACGAGTACAAGTTAGCACAGAAGAATGCCTTGACTGCTGGTAGTGTGCCAGTTTGAAAACCGTCCACCGCTCTTATGGGGCGGTTTTTTTATGATTATTTTATGGCAGGATCGGTGGCGATGTATTGTCGTCAACAGCGGTACCCCCCGCCTCGTCTGATTTCTTATAAGATAACAGGGATTGGAGGGTTATGGGGCTACCTTGTGCCACTTTCTGAACTGTCCCTTACCCCTTGCGCTGGGTCGAAATCTGGGGCATGATTGGCACAAGTCAAACCAACGGACCGATGACTACTGGATCTTACCTCGTTGCCTGCCCTGCTCTCGGTGAGCGGGAAATCGTGAGCGATCCCTACACAGCGGCGGATTTATGCTACAGTATGCACAGCGAGTCAGGATCCTATGCTTTCGTTGAGGATTGGTTAGGTTGGACATACATGGAGTACGGGGA